AAATTAGTTCCCACGGCTAGCATGGCATTCTCAAGCGTAACTGTCTGGTTAGCAGGAAATCCATGATCTGTACCAAAACGAATGAAAACATTATCTGTTTTGTAAGTTTCTGAGGCGTTTGAGAGGTCAATGGTGAACTCAAAACTTTGAGGAGTAGTGACTCCAGCTTTGAGGACAATTTGATTTTTGTACCAGGGACTGGCCGAAAAATGCACATTGACCTGTGTATCTTTTGCTAGAGCTGGAGATAAGCTAATTTCAAATGCTACACGCACATAATTTGGTTTTAGCCTATCTGGATTTTTCCAAAAATCGTCAAAAATGAAAGTCCGCATGTCATACGTTTCACTGCTTCCTGTGTTGATTTGTTGAGCTCTGCCATTCTTGAAATAGTTACGATTTCCGCCTTTCACGTTATCAAAGAGAGCCGTCCAGTTATATCTTGTAGGATCCTGACTGTCCGCCTCGTTGAAATCTGTGTATGTTCCAAAATAACGCTTATTGGCGCTTGATGACGTACTGAACCCGTCACGTCCGTCCTCTGAATTGGCCCATGCTCTATGCAAGTACTGAGTTTTTCCAGCCGTTCCGTCTGACGTATTGATAAGAGTCAACTGCTCAGACGCCACCTCTCTGTTATCAATCCAAGCCGATACCGTCAGAACCATTTTTTGGTTGATGTCGGCAGCCCTCACAGTGTAGCTAGGGCTTGTAGCTTTGATTTCGCCATCTACAACCCAGCGCCAGCCGCTATTGATGACTTTGTTCCCTCTCGTGAGGGTAGGAGTCACAATCGTCTGCCCTTGGCCATTTTTAAAGGCTATGCCGTTGTCAGTAGCAAGTTTGATAGTATAAGGCTTAGCCTCTTCTATCATTCGGTCTAGCTGTTGCTGAATGCCTTGAGAGAGCCTATTCTCAAGCGCCTTAGCATTTGAAAAAGTTGTCTTGTTGTTCTTCGGATTGGTAAAGCTGATAGTTTGCTCAGATACCCTCATCTCAAGCAAGAGAGTAGGGTTAAAGCCGTCATCATAGACTTTTACTGTGTCTCCTATTTCAAGATCCGCAAAGCCCTCAGCCTCGTAAGTGACAGCAGGGTAACAATTCTTTTTCAGTTCACGGTAGGCTGTTGAGCGGATCACCTCAGGATTTGAACTTTCTACAGTCATGTCCTTACGAGTCCACTGGTCACGGTCACCTGTTGAATGCGTGAAAGTGCTCGGGTACATCTGCATAGAGAGAGGGGCGTATAGTGCAGCCCCTGACTGGTAGAACTCACGTTCTCCCTTTGCGTTGTTGACTGACCAAGGCCCAAGCCCTCTAATGTCAACTACGTTACCTTTGTCATCTTTACCTGTTGGGACAACCGTGTTATAGATCCCAGTTTTGTCAATCGTCCTAGTGATTGTCTTGAGGTTTTTACCATACCTCAAGATTTTTGGACTAATTTGACCTACTCCTTGGTGGCTATCGTCGTGCTCATGATAGACATTGACTGTAAATGACTTGATAGAACTGTCAGCGTTGAGACGTGTGTCAAACTCAATTTCTGCGCCAAACTTCTTAGCTAGACTAAGTAGCCTGTTTAGCTTGGTGTCTGAACCCTCCCACTCAGCAGAGATTTTCTTATTAGCAACTTCATTGATACCGATTTTTAAGAAAGTATAGTTGAGCAAGTCCATCTCCTCACAAAATTCCTTAAAACTCATAGCCTTAGGCGATTTGTAAGGGATAGAGTACTCATTGATCAGCTCAAGGTTCAGGTTGATACTGTAACACTTGATAACTTTCTCATTTTCCTCAATTTTTCGGATAGTGTGCAGGTAGGTTCTGCCTTTGTAGTGAAATGAAACAAATGCTTTCTCATTGAGAGAGTTATAGGCCCTCTTTTTGCCTACATCTGAGATAATAGCCTTTTTAAAGACCGTAAAATCAAAGGTACTAGAGCCAGTTTCCAGGTATCTTGTCCAGGTGTCATTGAAATAGTTCAATGTATCCTGCTTGTCATTGTCGATAAAAGCCACTTTTCTCAAATTTGAGTCATGTATTGTCAATAACATTGCTATAGATACCTTTCTTTAAATTCTACTTTGACTGTAGGTTTGGTCTTGACCCAACTTGAGCAATAGACCTCAAGCTGACTGTTTCCAGGTGGGATAGTCAAGAAACTTGAGCCATCCACAACATCTACAACCTTCTCAAGGCCGTCCACTGTGACAGTGTCATTCTCGCTATTTAGCACAACATTTGAACCGATTGGATAGCGGTTCGGCACATCACCGATTGCTGGGACAAAGTCTTTGCGGTATAGCAGTTCATCTATGTACATGTGAGTAACCATAGGTTTATCATGATAAGCCCCAAGCATGACATGAATTTTGGCTGACTTTCTGCTTTTTATTTCAGGAATGATAAAGCTGTAAACAGAACCTTGATAATAGACATGAACCCTGTCATCGTTGCGCTTTATCTCAAATTGTCCTCTTGAGGATGTGAATGGGTTTAGTTTGCTATCTGATACACCTGTAAAATTCAAGCATTTAAGAAAGTAATAGCTACCCTTTCCGTCAGTTCCAAACACATTAAACTCACAATCTTGTCCTTGTGTTCGCTTGAACGTTTCGACGCCATACAAAAACTGGCCTGCTGTATCAGATACTGTAATCTTGATAAAACCATATTGATTAGCTGCATTAGATACGAATATCTGTCTACCTATGATGTAGTCATCAAGAGAGCCGACAGCTCCAGAACTATCTATTGGGATGTCCCATGATAGAGATGTAGCATAGTTCCCATATTTTCCAGATGTAGTTTGATCTCTGAGTCTAATGTGTTTCTTATCCCACAATGTCGTTAGCTCAGCCGTCCCTACCACGTTCTCGCTATTATCGTTAGTCACAGCCTTGTTTTTAGTAGCTCTTGCAAAACCGTCTGAAATCCTATCACCTCTAAAATCAATCAAGACCTCAGAGCGTTTGACTATGCCTGTATCGGCTTCCTCACGGTCTCCAACTTCAAAAGCTCCGCTAGTATTGACGAGACCGATATAGCCGTTCTCAGCGTTGTTTTTGACCGTAACGACAGGAAAAGCTGGGACGTTGCCATTGTTGACCAAGTTAAAAACAACCTTGTCAGGTTGCTCTTGGCCGTTATCGAACCGTCTATAGGTCGTACCATGTGCTACACCATCAGGAACAAGAATCTCAAACTCGCCCTTTTGAAGCCATCTAGCCACGTTATCGACATCCACAGAGCCAATGACAAGCCCCATATAGTACTTGTCTGGCTCGTCTGAAATATCAATACGAACTGGCTTGTCGGTGTTCAGGATTGTAGCCAAGGCGTGCTTGGCCAATTCGGTATCCCTAGCCGTTTTTTTCTGAACGGTAAACTTAACTTTGATTTTTTTGGGTCCGGTTCTTACTTCTTGGACGTTTACGCCCAAAAAAGGGGCGTCATTTGTTGTGACGTCCCTTTCGTTTCCTACCGGACGAATTACTTCGTTGATTTTTATAACCTCAGAGAGGTCATGATTGTTATAGATAACTGTGTCCATTAAATAATCCCTCTCATCATGTTATCGATCATGAGTTTGTCATTTTGGTAATCGGTCATCTTTTGTCCGATTTGGCCAACAAGCGCTCCGCTTTCCATCATCAGACTGACTGGACGTTTTACTGCCCTTTCAGCGACTTCCAGAGCTTGCTCTACAAGATGGTTAGATTTTTCTTGTACAACCTTAACGCTCGCTTTGATTTGACGGTCTAGGTCTGACTTGACCTGAAGTGTCTTAGTAAGACTCGCTCCACCAACGCCGAGAATATCTTCAGGGGCAAAATTAAAGGCTCTGATTTGGTCGAATACATCGCCCATGGCATCATCTACCTTGTGAGCATCTGCCAAGATACCGACTGCCACCCCTTGAGAAATGAAACGTCCGACGTTGTCTCTAAAACGGCGTGATGGGCTGTGAATCTTAGCTTTAGCTTGCGCAGCCCTTTCTGCCTGAGCGACTAGCGCATTAGCAGCAGCCGTGACAGCTCCAAGCGCTGAGTACATACCTTGTGCTAAACCTTGGCCAATCATGTCACCTACATAGCGCATAGTAGAGACGCCTCTCATTCCTGTAGACTGGATAGAGTTGACCATCGCTGACATTGCTGCTGTTGCTGAACCGATTCCTGATCGGATACCATTTGTTATCCCTTCAGAAACCCCACGGCCTGCCTGTTGGCCTGCTTGCGTCATCTGAATTGACGACTGCAAAATTACAGTCACAATCAATGCCATGTTTGACTGAACTGATGACACGGCCTGAGTCATTGCTGAAGCCATACCTGAAGCAAGCTGAGAAATGGCCGATGTAGCTGATGAAGCTGAAGCGTTAATCGTCGTTAGAGTAGATGACATCGCTGAAGCTCCACTCTGAGCCATCATCATCGCATTAGCTAGAGCCATCAAGCCTGTTTGTAGCATCATGACACCAGCCACAGATCCAGAAAGACTTGCAAAAGAAGCCATGACCGATGTAGCGAACGTGCTCATGGAAGTTCCAGCGCTTGTCAATGTTTCTGGCAATGTGCTGAGGCTAGTGCTTAGTGATGATAAAGCTGTAGGTAGTGATTGCAAGGCTACACTTGCTAATTGAGCTGATATAGCTATCAAGCTCAATCCTGTCCCTGCTTGTTGCAATCCTGGTCCAGCTGAAGCAATTCCAGAATTGGCAATAGCAGTCAAGCCTGTTGCTACTGTCGCTAATGTTCCAGCTAAGTCTAGCAATCCTAGCTCGGTGAGCATCGCAATCCCTTCAGCCATGTATTTGACTCCAAGGCCTGCGTTTAAGGCAGCATTACCGATGCTGTCAAAGATTCCAGCTACACCGTCAAGGACATTACGGATAGCAGAGCCAAAGGACTCAACTACACTACCAGCACTTTTCAAGATAGAGCTCACTTGTTCTCCAAATGTTTTCAAGAGATTAGACAAGCTATCAATGATAGGGCTAATCTGAGAGAACATGCTACTAAATGATGAAACGATATCAGCAATTGACGGAGCTATCGCAACTACCATTTCAGTTATGGCTGGGGCAAATGGAGCAATCGCTTCAACAATTTGAACGATAGCGTCAGCTATAATTTGAGCTACTGAAACGAACGCATTACTTATAATCTCGACGATTGGAGTGATTGCTGTAGCTACAGTTGCAATTGCAACAACAAGAGGAGATAGCTGAGCGAGGGCGCTTGTTACTGTTGGTAAAACTCCTGCGACAGATACAATAGCCTGAGCAAATGCACCAATAATCGCAGTAGCAACAGTAGCAAATGCCTGCCCAACTGCGTTAATGATTGTAGCCACTCCTTCACCTTGGCTGGCAATGAGACTTAAGCCTGCAGCAATAATAGCCACTCCGGCACCGATTCCGACTGCTGCAATACCAATCGCTCCACCAAGAGCAAGGATATTCCCAACTCCGGCCGTTCTTAAAGCTAAGCCAAATGCTCGAATGACTGGCGCTAAACCAGAAAGAGCAATTTTGATGCCTTCGCCAATCCCTGTCGCAGCCGTTTTGATTGCTGTTCCTGTTGTTTTGATTAGAGTTGAGATTGATTTGAAGATTTGAGCGATTGCGCTTTTCGAGCTCGTTGCACCTTTTACAACTTCGTCCGCACCTTCTTTAGCACCTTTAGCAAATAAACCAAACGGATTAAAGCTCTTCAAGAAATTAAATGCCTTGAAAGCGACTAGAGCTCCTCCAATCCCTGCAATCAATCCTCTCCAGACATCTGCACTAATTGATTGAGTTAATTTTGAAATCCAGCTCACAATCATTGAAATAGCGTTCACGACGTGCCCAGCGGCTGCGCCTACGATATCCCAAGGAATAGCATCGCCTAACTTAATAGCAAGATCTAAAGCTGCATCCGTCAAATCTTTAAATGCTTGATAGGCGTTCTTGATTGCTCCTGTTTCAGAGAAGGCTTCTAGTGCAAACTGAAAGGCCATAGCCATATTCTGGATGATGACGTTAACTGTTTGAATGACATTCCCAACACCTTGGATAACATTGCCGAACCCATTGGATTCGCTTGTCAGTTCTTCAAAGAGCGACTGGATTGTCACAACAACATCTCGAAAAGTGTCCTTGATTACGTCAAAAACACCCTCGTCAACTCCGAGCGAAGCAAACAACGATTTGAATCCTTGTTCAATCCTTGGCCCAGCTTCTGCCAAGGCTGTATCGATAGCTTGAGGAAGTTGTCTCATAATATTTCCAACCATAGGCAAGAAATTGCCTAAAAGGAACGTTGAGGTGCTAGAGATAAGCGCTTTTAAAGACGGTCCAATATCTTCTCCGAGCGTCAAATTCGCCAAGAAGTTGGATGCCGAAGCCTTCATTGCCGCAAACGAACCACTGAATGTAGTCTGCGCTTCTTGTGCTGCGACTCCTGCGACTCCCAACTCTTGTTGAACTAGGTCGATGGCTTCTACGATATCCGCAAAGTTGTTGATATCAAACTTCTTGCCCATTGCCTTTTCTAATTTGCTGGCATCTTTAAGAAGTCGCTCCATCTCTTGCTTTGTACCACCATAACCTAGCTTCAGGTTATCTAGCATAGTATAGTTCTGTTTAGCGAAGCCTTGGAACGTTTGCTGGATTGAACCAATATCTGTACCCATCTTGGCCGAGTTATCAGCCATGGCCATGATAGCCTTGTCTGCCATTTGTGCAGCCTTCACAGCATCACCACCGAGCGCTTGCTTCAAGCTGGCACCGAAAGAAACAGCTTGCTCTGCGTATGTATTAGCAGAGATACCAGCTGAAGCTGCAGCGTTCGCATATTGCTTCACAGACTCAGCGGCAGTCGTATAGAGCGTATCAACACCACCAAACGATTGTTGGAGCTTGGCCCCTTCGTCAAGAGCTGTAGCAAATACACCCTTGATAGCACTGCCAAGGGATTGAATCCCTGAAATCAGCGCACCGCTGACAATGTTAGCTCCTAAAACCGACTTAAAGACAGATCCTAATTGCATCCCACTTTCTGTCAGTCCACCAACCATGCCTTTTAGACGTGCTACTCCTGATTGAGCCTTATTGCCATCCATATCAACTTGGATGACCACTTTACCATCTGCCATTTATGCCTCCTTTCTATTCGTAATATTCATACTCGTCATCTTCTTCGTCGTAGTCATCGTCTGGAAGACGATACTCTTTTTGCAACTCTCGCATCTTATCGATGTATTCCTGACTGTCGCCTTTTTGTGGCTCGTAAGATCTAATCTTTATAACCTCCACAAACTTGGTTCCCTCAGGCAAGCCAACAATTAGAGCATTGAATTTCTTCCAGTGCAACTTACCGATTTCTTCGATTAAGTCGATTCTGTAAGCTTGCATGAAAGAAGCAAAGATATAGGCTCCATCATGCTTCACGTTGTAGATCTTTTTCTGTGGCTCTTTCGATGTTGAAGATTTCATGACGTTTCCTGCCAAGTCATACTCAACATCGTCTTCTTTCTCGCCTGTCTGGATGTGCTCTTCAAAAATTGCCTGAACAACTTCCAAAGCCTCCTCAAAGCTTAAAAAATCAAAAGAAACACCCGTAAGGATCCGCAACGCTAAAAACGGGCGCATGAATTTAGGAATATCATCGTCTTTCCATAATTCAAAGACTTTCAATACTCTGTCGAATGACAATAGCAGAGGAAAAACCTTCTCTTTGCCTTCAATTTCTAGAACAAGCTCATCAACTAGCTTTCTAGAAATATCTAACATGGCATCACGCTAGATATTTCTTGAAGGCATCTTCTGAATTGCGCTCTTGATATTCTTTCTGAATTCCAAGGACGGTCTGCATCAGATAGTTAAATGCGATAGTGGTATCTTCGTCTGCGAATTTATAGACTTTTTCAAAGGCTTCCGAACCGAACAAACGAGTCCAGCCGTCCTCAACGACTTCCTTGCCTTTTTCTGCGATTTTCTCGTCAGAAAGCTTTTCAATTTTCTTCCAGCTCTTTGATAAGTCTTCGCGGAACTTATCAAGTTCCTTCACACCCTTATCGTTTGCAGTGTATTCCAATTGGAATTCTCCGAAATCAATTGGGATGATGTTGCTTAATTTCTTAATTACGACCATTGTTTTTCTCCTCTTTTCAAAAATAAAAAGGCGTGAAATATCACGCCTCAGATTATCCTGGTACTACTGTTGATTTCTTAGGTTTACGAGTCCATACGACCTTAAACTTAATACTTTCATTTTCAGATGCTTCCCCGTCTCCGATTTCGATACCAGAAAGACGAGCTGGTCCCTCATATTGAGTTTTTCCAGTTGCGTCAACTTCTTTGTACCAAACCAAAAGCTCGTCGCCTACTGCGTCTTCTTTTTCAGCGATAAAGTTCTGCGCCTTATCGTCCGTGTCACGAACACCCTCAAATGAACGACCTCGTGTCTTACTGATCACTTGTTCTTCAGGTGTTCCGTCACCAGCAAAATCTGTGAAGTCGTCTGTCTTCTCATCATTTTCTGGTGATGATGACTTGAAGCCTTTAGCAATCCAGAGGTAATCCGCTGCAGTTGGTGGAGTGTCTGGAGTCGTTTCTTTGTAAGGGCCAATGTAGTGCTTGCGTTTTACGTTTTTATTTTTAACCATTATTCATTCCTTTCGATTTCAAGGCTGGCAGTTACGTCCAGCAAGTAAATGTAAAAACCTTGCTCATCTAAATCGTTTAAGTAAGGTTTGTCAACTTTTAAACCTAAGAACTCGTAAGAGCCATTCTTACTTGGCAATTCTAGGTCCATTTTTGATAAGGCAGCGTTAATCTGCCACAATGTATTATTGTTTAATTCCTGATCTCGTGACTTGATAGCAATTTCAAAGGGTAAGCTGACCGTTTGAGTGCCGGCCATGTCCTCGTCTACCACTTCTCCGCCAGGTAGCGGATAAAGGACCAATCCCTCTTTTTCGGCTAAATAGCCGAGCTTAGACGGAATTTTGTCTTGGATGCCTTTGATATGCTCAAGCAAGACCTCT